AGAGCGTGTGGAAGACTACGGCTATCGTGTGTTTGGTGTTAAAGGTAAAACAGCAGATGAGCTTCACGTTAATGACCATGTTAAAGTGCTTAACTTAGCAAGTCAGTATGTGGACAGTGCCTGTTCTAAAACCTGTAATGTTGGATCAGATATTACTTGGGAAGAGTTCAAGGATGTCTACATGCAAGCATTCGATGGTGGGGCTTCTGGTTGTACTACTTTCCGTGCAGCAGGTAAGCGGTACGGTATCTTAAATGCAGCCTCTTCAGAAGATGTTGCAGAAGAGCCAGAAAAACAGCTTGACATGTTTGTAGACGAGGATGTAAAACCACAAGTGGACGAGGGTGGCGCTTGCTACTTTGATCCATCAACAGGTTTACGGAGTTGTGAATAATGGAAAACCAAATACCACTTTACTTAGAGCATTACCTTCAGGATATGGGGGTAATGTCCACAGAGCACGAGGAGCTTGACGACCCAGTCAACGGTGTCACAGTAGACATGAGCTTCAGTGGTCCTATAGGTTCATTCGACGAGTACGGTGATCCAGAATGGTAAAGGACTTTACACCCGACGAACGTCAGCGTTCTAAAGAGCGTGATATGGTCAATAGTCCTGCTCACTACACGAGTGGGTCTATTGAGTGTATCGACTATATAAAAGAAGTACTGACTGCAGCAGAGTACATAGGTTACCTACGTGGGAATATGATCAAATATCAACACCGATGTAGGGACAAGGGCAAGTTCCAAGAAGACTTGAAGAAGGTCGAATGGTACTCAAAGAGGCTTAACGATTATCTCGATGGCAAATAAAAAGAGGGACCCCTAAGGGTCCCTTTAGTTTTGGAGGAGGTAACTCCTCTGTCTTACTACAAACCACTGTGATACACAAGAGGCATGTAATGGAATTTTACTATATCTTAACTATAATCTACCATGTAGGAGATGTACAAGTAGACATGCTTCTCAACAGTTCAGCAGAGTGTGATAGGGTCATAAGAACTCTAGAGCATCTGTCTGCTGATTTGTTCTGTAGGAATACAGGAGAACTGTCTCAGTCTATCAGACCTGTACTCAGGTAGGGTTACCCACCTTAAAACAGTTAGGGATAGCCATGAGGCCTTTATTCATAAAGTCTGTAGCAACCGCTACGACTTCCTCTTTACACTCTTGTTCAGAGTAAAAGGTCTCATCAGTCTTAGCTAACACCTGACATGATAAAGCTGAAGGGTTCTGGCATAGTAGTATTATAGCGATCCACATTGTACTAGACCATCAGCTCAAAGTGAGGACCGTCAATAAACGGCCTACGACCCTGACTACGGCGAAGATCAATGTACTCATTCATAGCGTCTTCTGCTGTACCAGTGTAGTCCACTATGTTGCCTACTGACCAAGCAGCTCCCCACTTAATCTTACAGCCTACTTCCTTAGCTGCAAACTTCATGGCATCAGCAATGTCATCATAAACATTAAGTTCCCACACCACATTCGGACCATCGTATGCTACAAGGTCTACAGCATGAGAATAGCCATCTCCTTGTAGTAAGTGTTTGGACTTCATAGTCTGTGAGCGACCAGATTCGTATAGCTTCTTCTGCTCTTCTAGTGTGCGTACCCCATAGGTAACACCGAAGTCTACCTTAGTAACTTTGATAGCCAGTTTTACTGTGGCCACCATATCGGGATGTACACCGTTCAGTTTATCAAGTGATCGGTTAGATAGTTTGAAACTCATTACTTTCTCCCAAAGAGTTTAGTTGCAGAGCGTACACCAAAGCTTGCGGCTACGATTACACCTAGAGTATACTGATACCAATCTGGCATAGTCTCCAAGGCTACAAAACCATTAGCTACTATCTCTCGACCCCAGTCTCCAGTAAACACAAGTATTAGCGGAATTGAAAACAAAATGGTAAGCCACTCATCTTTCCACGAGTTCTGGCTTCCCTGCGCCATGATCTTTTCCCAATCTGCTTCTGATGTAGCACGGCTGACCATAATCTGTGCTTCTGCTTCAGCCTTAGCCACTTTTGCTCGTGTCTGTGCAGCTTTAGTTTCAACGCTCCCCCTTAACCATGTACTAGCCAACTCGGTGATTGGCCCTAAGATTGCTTGTAACATTACGAACCTCGATCCGTTTTAGCTTCCTTGTTCATCCAGATGCCAAAGCATCCAGTTAAAGCCCCCATACAGACTGAGACCAGTCCTGCTTGTCCGTTTGTGGGGTCAGGTAGTGACATGTACCAGTGGACACTCTGGTAAGTTAAAATGGTGACGACTAACATCATTAGCCGTGGGAATACTTTATATTCGTCAATTACTGTCGCTGGCATAGTGTTCAGCTATCCTCTTGTTGGACGTGATTATGACGACTCTTCCGTCCTTATCATAGACCACGTACTTTACCATCTCTCCATGTAGACACCTAGGTAGTATATCCCTAAGATTACAGTTATTGCAGCCATACCGATACCTGCGGCTGTAGCTATTGCTTCGTTACGTTCTTCTCTAGCTTTCTCTGCAGCTTTCTTAGCAGCTTGTCTCTGTTTACGAGCTTCAGCTTGCCACTGTTGCCACCTGTCCCATGTACCAGGGGGTGCGTACAACCTGCAGTATGACTCTAGTTCCTGTCTCTTTTGCTTTAGGTTCTCTAGGTGTTGGAACTCTTCCCAGTCACCTTCTGAACCGCCAGTAATAGCAGTAAGTGGGCTGTTCTTCTTTTTGTTTACCGCGTCTCTTACATCTTCCTCTGCAGACAGGAACTTACCTACAGCACTGATAAGACCTGCGGTCTCTTTACCATTACCTAAGGCAGTCTTTATAACAGAGTAAGCAGCATTAGCAGCAGCAATGCTCTCTAGTATTGGCATCTATCTCTCTCGCAGTGATTGTTCTATACTGTCGAGTTTCATAAAGATTGCTTTGATGGTTTCTTTCATCTCTTTCATCTCCCTGTCGTAGGAGAGTTTAGAGCTTTCTAATTGAGACTGTAACACAGCTATCTGTGTCTCATGCTTAGTACAACGGTTAAACAAGTGCCATACGACTACAACTAAAGGAGCTACAAGCCACTGCATTACTAGGTCAATCATCTCATACATAGGTTTACTCTGGTTTAGTAGGCCAAGTTGGGTTTCTTGGGTCTGTTGTATTTGCAGGTAGGTCACGGAGGGCTTGACGATAGGTAGCCCACGCTTGACGTTGTTCAGTCGTTAAAGGGTTATCGGAGAGTTGCGTCCAATCTGTTGTTATCAAGATGTTGTTTCTTCTCACTTTCATTTCAACTAAAGCGTCTGCTTTACGTTTAGCTTCTATTTCTGCATCAGATTTAGCAGTAGCAACACCGTCAATAACAACGTACTCATCTGGATCAAAATGGCCCTCAAGGTAATTATCGTAGGTTTGAGCAGTGGCAAGGGGGCCATCTAGTAAGTGGGTAATCTGACCCGTGTTTGAATCGTATACACTAAATAAAGGCATTACTTAAACCTCTTTAAGATAACTAATCTGGCGGAAGCAGTAGCGGTAAAACCTGATGGGGTGATTGTTATTTGCGCTCTTGCTGTACCTGCTCCACTGCTTTTAAACATAGTTTGCGGATATGGCCCAAGAGCAAGAGGATATCCTAAAGTATCTGTTATCGTGTCTTGAGTACCTGCTGCATTTCTAAGACGACAGGCAATCGAAATACTATCTCCCCCTCCTATAGAACCAGCAATAAAAACACGGTATATTACAGAGATGTCCCCAGAGGCAGGCATACTAATATTAAAGCTGTATGTATGACTACTCCCACTTGATATAGACGTACTTGACCCTGTAGCAAGCTCATGTACAGAGACAGCTGCATCTTGAATTTTAGCAGTGCTTACAGCGAGGTTTGCTATCTTGGCATTCTCGATAACAGCATTGTTAATCTGAGCTGCACTAGTGATAATACCTGACGTAGCAAGTAAGCCACCAGTAATAGTATTAGCTTGGATCTCATTAGCTGTGATAGTATTTGCTGCTAACTGTGATGCAGTAATTGTATTTGCAGCTATCTGGTTGGCAGTGATTGTGTTACTTGCGATCTCATTAGCTGAGATAGTACCACTTACAATATTACCCGCTTGAATAGTTCTAGCCGCTATCTCATCACTTGTAATAGTGTTGTCAGTGATCTTAGTACCATTGATGGCGTTCACTGCAACCTGAGCATCTGCTAGGGTGCCTGTTAGATCAGAGAAGTCTATGGCATCTACCGCTGCAACAACAGTATCCCATGATGAACCAGTCCAGTAATACAACTTACTGTCACTTGTTAGGAATACTTGTTGGCCAGTAAAGTCTCCAGATACAGGCAGAGATGCCACAGGCTCAATAATGTCTAAACCTTGGTCAATGAACAGTTGTCGTACACCGTTCTCAAAGTCTGCATCATCTAGGTAGGCTGTTGTAGCAGAGACTCCTGATGTAAACGCTGAAGCATTTCCTGAGAAGTCAACAGACTTGAGGAAGTAGTACTTGGTCTGGTTTAATCCCAGATTTGTTCTTACGAAATTATCACTACCTGATACACCAACCTTAGTTGCACCTACTGTGGTATTAGAGCTGTTCTCGTAGACTTCTACATAGTTCAAGTCTTTGTCGTTGGGGTTAGTCCAGCTAATGCTTATGTACTTAAACCCACCATCAGCAGAGATGCTTGTAGGCAATGCAGGAGCTGTAGTGTCATCTACAGTACTAAAGGGAGAACCTGCTGCAGTAAAGGCAGACTTAACACCTAGCGGGCTTACAGTCCTTATACGATAACTGTAGTCCTCATTCGACAAAGCAGGAGCTAGTACAAACTGGGTATCTTTGAGTAGTCTAGAGTTGTAGGTAGACTCACCTGCAGTCTTCCATTGGAACTCATAGTACTCCACAAGGGCAGGGTTAACTACAGACCAACTAAAGGTGATAATAGGGATAACCGTACCATCTGCATTCAGTTTAGTAGAAGCTACAGGAGTGTTCAGGGTAACTGCTTGAGTAATGAATGGGTCATCTAGACTTGTGTTATCAATCTCTAGGACAGCACCATCAGAGATGTCATCAAACACATTCTCAGAGATTTCTCTCAGTGTGAGGTGTATCTGTAGATCATATTCCTCCTGAAGACCAAAGCTCCAAGAGATAACCTCAAACTCTTTACTACTCCAACCAAACCGAGAGTTAGTCAGTTGGATAATGTCTCCTACCTGACAGCGGAAAGCCTTAAGACCAAAGGAAGCTTGTACTGTGACCTGTTGTCTGTTACGCTCTAGAGTAATCAGGGCTAGACGACGAGCAATATCAAAGTCATCAGTATAAGGTAAGTCTAGGTTAAGGATACTCTCTTGGTTATTATCAGCGACTAGGAAATCAGCATCAGTTACAGGAGTATAATCTGTTGGTTGGTAGTTAGTGTCTGGCCCTCTAAATACACCTTTGACTGTATTAAAGTTATCACGACGAGAGTGTCTTGTAGACACACTGATAGAAGACCTTAGGTCATCCTCATCTAACGACAGAACAGGAGTTGTGTAGTAAGCAGGTTTCATACGCCACTTACCTTGGGAATACCACAACATACCACCCATAGAGGTGGACAAGTCTGTTAGAACATCGTGAGGAGCAGAACTCACTAAGAACGCCCCATTAAGAGTAAACCGAGGATCTCCTGTTAATGTAGGATAGTTGTAGTAGTCACATACATTAGCTGCAGTGGAAATAAGGGTATCATCAATATTCTCTACATCTTCAGACAAACCATAGTCTGAAGTCAGGTAGTCTCTCATACAGAGGGCAGGGTTATCAGACCATGCAGTGGTATCACTACGAGGATCATAAACCTTCTTACCCTTGATTATAGCACTGATGTCTGGGATTGAACTAGGGAATACATCAGCATCATACTTAAATCTAAAGTATGCATAAGCTATACCACGTAGTCTGTGGTTGTTAGTCCACTCTGTAACCTCACTGACAAGATCACTATCAGCAGCTTGAGAATCAGTACCTAGGTGGAAGTTAATCCGTACATACCCATTGTAACGACTTGGGCTAGTGACATTCCCAGAACCATCAAGAGTTAAGGCTTCATCGTCTAAGTAGAAGGTGGTAAACTCTTCGATCTCATGTCCAGTGAAAGCTACGACACGGTGTAGATACTTGTTGTCAGTTCCTGATGTTGCATCGTATACAACTACACCACCAACACGAGTTTGGCCATAAATGATCTGATGGTCTGTAGCAGCACCACGTTGGGTTATCTGATAACCTCTGTTAGCTGCATTAGCCCCACCAAAGTCAAAGGAAGGCTTAGGTGTTAACGCTTTAAGAGCAGCCCCCATAGCAGTAGTGACTAGGAAGTGGGTAACAAGAGCTGCAGTTGTTGCAAACCCTACAGTAGCAGCGGTAGCAACAGTGCTTATAAGAGCTGCAGCAGCAGAAATAGCCATTAGTCACCTATATACTTAGAGTAGACACGCTCTACTAACCCGAAGCCCATATGCTCCATAAGAACGTCACAAGGTTTATGAACCTTAGTGTTTATATTCATCTCAGAAACAAGATCAGTCTTAAGGCTTCTCTCTGCATTGTTAATCAGCTTTATTCCAGTTCGACCTTTTCGGTACTCTTTTTCTAGATACAGGGTATCGTTTACTTC